CAGGCCTGTCTGCGGGTGTACCCGCCCAGGCAGAGTTGATTTCAGGTCAACCTATTCACCTGAAGGGTGAATAAACTACCGGACTAGCAGACTAGCCGACTATCAAACCACATGGTTCTTGGCTAGCGGCATATCATCTGCCACGCCAACGGCTAGGAACTGGCGCACCTTCAACCTACTCTCATCGTTGGCAAACATTGCCGGGTCAATATCGCTCGACGCCGAGAAGATCTGTGGCACAACGCCGAAGATCTCACCCAGCATCACACCCGGCATGAGTGTGTTGACAGCCGCCCAATCTGTGGCGTCTGTGAAGTCAGGAACGGCCAACGGTTTGACCTTCCCGCCAAAGGACGGGCCGCCGACGGTGGCAACTGCGCTTTCAACAACAGATGCCCAGCGTGGGATGAACAACGCTTCTGCCTGTGTAATCAGGTCGGCCGGCACCAGGCACACGTTTGGCTTCATGCCGTAAGGCTTGCCCACGCCATAGTACCCTGCCGTGTTCTTGATCATCATTTTCTTCTTGTACATGGCCGTGGCCACTGCGTTCCAGGCCGTGTAATCCGTGCCCAAGGCAGTCGTGAGCAGGTTCAGGTGGCCGCCTGCAGTAGTCTGCGCGGTGGAGTTGAACAACGCGCCACCGTCACTCATGGTAGGACCCGCGCCGTTGTTCTGGGTGAAAACATTTGCGACATGTTCCGAGACATTGCGGATACCGGCCAGCGCGGCCTCCGGTGGCATGTGGGTAAAGGCGCGTAGGTCATCCCGAAGGACGGCTTCGATGGTCAACGGAACGTACCCGCCATACTTGCCCCAATCCGTAGTCTCCTTGATGTCGCCAAGCGGCAACTCAGTGTACTCGCCGCGTTCGGCAACCGAAGGCAGGGAAGCGATGGTCCCGGTCTTGACCCATGTTACCTGGTTCAAGTTTGTGAAATGCTCGATGGTGACGATCTCCTTCCACCAGCCGTACACGTTCTCTAAATCCTTCCAGGACGCGATGAGCATTTTGTTCATTACGTTGGCAACAATGCCGGGGAAGTTGGCGGTCACCAGGGCAAACTCAGGATAGTAGCCGCCCATGAACTGCTGATCACCGGTGGCCATCAGGTACGCATCTTGAATGCCGTGCAAGCGATGTACCTTGATGTTGGCCTCCTTTGGATCGCGCTCGACGCCGAACAGGTCCTCCACAGCCAGCCGGAACTGGTCGCGGCTGTCGAACATGTTCGTCACACGGCCTGGTCCCTGCACATTCCCGGGCGCGGTCAACGCTGACACTTCCTCACGCGCTTCTTGGAGAGAAAGCGCCAACTCAGGTGCTTTGAACACGTGCCCCGCAAACTGCTTGCGAATGCGGGCCTGCGTCAGGTCCGGCAGGCGTGAATTGGACAGGCCGGTCGCGAGCAAATTCTCGCACATGGCAACCAGCGTCTCCTGGCTGGATGCCAACTGCTCATCCATCGCCGCCTGCATTGCTGCCTGTCGCTGGGACTCTCCCAGCAGTTCTGCCGCCGCCTGGCGGTTGGTCTCGATCGCCTCCTCCTGGGTACTCAACTCGACGGCCTCACCCTCGACCTCAGTTACTTCCTGGGTTTCGGGATCGGTTACTTTCACTTTCCGTTTCATGGTTTGACCTCCTTTGGTCAAGGGTTGCGTGCGTACGAAGTCTCGGTGAATTTCCGAGAGAAATTTTCCGCCGCGCGCAGGATCAATAACCACGTCAACCGATTTGACGCGGACGATCTTTAATACGTCCCCATTCCTTGCCAGACTCACATTTAACACCGATGAAAAGCCCACCGCCCCCATAACAGCCGGACTTTTCCTTGCCGCATCCCGTAACGACAAAAGAACTTCTGCCGCCGGCCCAGCCGGGACTAAATTCGCCTGTATGCCATGATTCTCGTCATTCCAGGCCACATCTTGCAATGTACCCGCCAGGTCACGCACCGATGGCGCATTGAACACGGCGTGATCGATAAATACCGGCTTTGCTTCGTACAACGGCATAGCCTCCTGCAACACGCGCGCCGAGAACTTAATCCCGTGACCCTTTGCTTCTCCCTCATTGATCGCCAAAATGAAAAAGCCGTCGTCGGTCGGCCGCGCCGATAATTTTAGCGTAACGTCACGCTCCGAGAGTGCCGTATCCTCTGTTTCATCCAGCGTACATTTGCAGTTATCCCCGCACACCACACCCTTGCCAGGAGCAACACCCATATTTTCCCAGGTCTCCTCACTATGTACTTGTCCGTTCAAACGATTGCAATCCTCACAACCGTTTTTCGAATGTTGATTCCATTTTTTATTTGTCATGGTTTCATTCCTCATCATTTCGTTTCTTACGGATCTTGTTCTTGCGGATCTTGCGGATCAGTGCCAGGGTCATGTGGCGGCTTCACCGGCGAATTCACCGGCGGATTCGCCAGTGGCTTTACCAGTGGTTTTTTCTTGATATTCGGTGTTTTACCTGTCCAAACCCCGGCAAATGTCTTATAGACCTGGCGCATAAATTCATCGGGCGAAATGGCATCCCGGTCGAACAGGTCGGCCAAAGGTGGATACGCACGTCCGAGCGCCAGCGCCAACGTCGCATTGTCGCGCTCGGTGATATCGGGACCATCCACCCAAATTGTCGCGTCCGCTTTCACGCTCCTGTCACCTGCCCGCTGGCGTACTTCCACCGCCACGCGCGCAAGTTCGACAACCATCTCAAAAAAGTCATCCTGCTCCTCTTCGAGTGTGCGGAAGGTCGGCGTTCCCGCCGCTTCCGCAGTCGTTTTGTTTGAGCCTTCCGGTTCGGCAAACCAATGCATCGGGTAACCGAGTCCGCTCAAGATGTTTTTCTTGATTGCAATGCCGTCAAGGCTGGCATCGAAGGAGTCCAGCGTTGCGGATAAAATACCCCAGTCTTCGTTGTTCTCATTTACGACCAACACCGACCCGGGCTTAGGTTGGTTAACGTTCAAATGTTTTTCACGAGTAAAGCGTTCGGATTCATTTTTATACTTCCCGCGCACGATGTACATGAACGCATTACGAAAATGATTAAGCCGCACGCGGTCTTCGAGCCAGGTCGAATACCGGCCAATCCACACAAGTAGCGGGGCCAGGTCGCCTTCCCCCCAAACCGAACCAACCGGCCGGTTGCTGGCAAAATGCACCATGAAAGTTTTCTGCTCCACTCTCGGATCGTATGCTTCGTAATAATCTGCGCCAATTAAATCTTTGGTGAACCTGGTCTCCTGCTCAATGTCATTCTCCGCAGAGATGATGTCCTCAATCCTCTCCGCTGGCACAGCGCGAACATAGGTCATGCCGTCGGGGCTAATCGTGAACAGGAAGAACAAGTTACCCGTGCGCGTATCCTCATCTTTCCAACGGCCAAAATTTTTATTCAACTTATTCAGCGGATCCTTGGACCAGGCATCCAGGAACTTCTGTGTATTCTCATCATCACACTTGATCTTGATCCCCTTGCCGATGATGAACGAACGCGCCAGGCGCACGATTCGGCGCGCAATCGGATTCACCCGCCACGCGCGCAGACTCTCGGCGAAAACCTTTTTCCGATCCCAGGAAGTGCGATCCGTGTAATTGCCGGAAAGCCCACCCGTGAAAAAGTTGTTATCTATTTCAGGGGACACCGCAAGCGCCATCTCCAATGCATCGTTCGCATTGGCAAGCTGGCGTTCCAGGTCGGCTTTCGTTGCCTGTCTGTGGGCGTACCTGCCCAGGGAGGTTCGTTTCATCACTAGGTACTCCTGTGCTTTAACATATGCTGATAGGTGGAGTAGGCGCACCCATTAGAAATTCCTATCCATATCCGGCATCGGATCCACTCCTTGGATGATAGTCGTCTCAAATTGAAGAGACCACTCCAACTGATCGAGTTCGGTCACCAGCGAATCTGCCAGCAACCAATCATCGTGTACCAGCAGTCCCGTCGACGTGTCCCGCGTGCCGTCCTTCACGCCCCAGCGCATGGTCTTGGCGGGGCCGATCAATATTTCAGACTGACATTTGGCGTACTGCATCTCGATTTCCGGCGTGCGCGCGCAATCTCGGAAGCGGCCCGTCTCCACCACGCCAATGAAGGCATAACCAATCTCCGATTTCGTCTGCTGGGTGAATTTGACCGCAATCACGCGCGTCGGATATTTCTTGACCAGCATCCCCCATAGCCCCTCCCCTACTCCGGTTGCATCGATGACGATGTATTGAATCTGCCACGCGTCTATCACCGCGCACAACGCGCCGAAAACGTCCACGTGATTCACGCCTTGCGATGAACTACGATTCACGCACCGATAGATTGGGGCCTGCAGTGTCTCCAAACTGGACAAGTCAATATCGTGAATGTCCACCGTGCAGTAATCCCGTCCCGGGTTTCCCATGCCGTCCAAATTCAAGAGCGCTTCGTCCTGCCCGCCCACATCCACAGTCATCGCATACATGTGACCCTGGATCGGTTCAGCCTGCGCCGGCTGGTCACCCAGCATCAGTGCTAGACGGCGGGCCGGAAACATGCCTACCTGCGCATCTATCTCTTCGCAAAAATACTGCGTCTTTACCAGCGGATGTTGACGACCTTTCTCTTGCACCACACGATCAACATGATCACCGTAAGCAGGGACGAGCGCGCGCACGTCATTCGCAGTGAATTGAAACAAACGGCGAATGCCATCTTTTTCCTGTTCCATTTTTGCAATCTCGGACTGACGATGTAACAAAGTATCTTTTGTCCAGACCGTACCCCAAAAGACGCGCGTCGCATTCGTAGCGGCAGTCATGGGGTCAAAGTCTTTGTCAAATTTGGATATATCCACGTCCTGGGCTTCATCCACAGACAGGAGCAGATCGGCGGTTGCGCCTACTACTTTTGCCGAAGGATCGGCGGAAAAAAATTGCAGGCGTGAAGCATGGAACTTGAAGATGAATCCCGCGGACGTTCGCCAGTTGCCCATGGCCACAGGCGAACGGTCAAGACTTGCGCGAACACGATCCATGGCGTTGATAGTCTGTGGCTTGAACGTAGGCGAGACCGAGACAATACGCCCACCCTTACGCGCATATCGAAACATCAACCAGGCTTCAATATGTGCTTGCAATTCATTCTTGCCACTTTGCCGAGGAAGAACAACCACAAAGGTCAAACCGCGTTCATTCACAATCGAGTCCACTACAGCACGCGAAATCATTTCTTGATACGGACGCAGGGTTATTCCGTTGGTGCGTGCCCAATTTATGGGACCGCGCCAGACGGTATCTTTGATACGTCGTGCCAGCGGATTACTCGAGAGTGCTTGAGTCATTAGGCTGTTCATCCATGAGCAAACGTTCTATGGCTTCGGATAGATTGGTCAACTTACCAGATACAATCGCAAGGGTGCGATCACAGCCATTGGCGGCAGTCACCGCGATTGAAATTGAATTTGCGCACTTGCATAAATCGTCTATGTCCTGAAGATGATTAAACTTTGCAAACAAAGTTTCAATTACATCGTCCATAATGTCACGCCGAGTCGCCGCAGTCTTCTCTGATTTTTTACTGACCTTCGGCTGGTTCTTCGCGTACAGCCCGGATTTACGCGCGTTTTGATTCCTTGACTGGCCGCCTTTTCGCGCGTCAAGAGCTGTACTCTTAAGTTTTGCTTTATCTTTTTTTGGTGCCATATCATTGACCTGTCAACAGCATCCTGATCAACATAATTGCAGAGAGCAATCCTCCCCCGATGGATAATGCCATTAGAAAATTGAACTTTGTGGCAACTTCCTCCACGAGTCGCAACCGCTTCTCGTGATCGCTACCGGTAATCTCAAGCATCGCCAACCGGCGATCGATCAACTCGGCGTGATATTTATCGCGCTCGGTGCGTGTCGCTATGAGATCATTCTGCAATTGATTGAGACGTTCTGATTCTGTCAATTCTCATCTCTACCCTCACCCGCTCCTATATTAACGATCAGCCCGACCGTAGGGGAGCGGGTCGGGTTGGGAAAACTTTAGCACATTTCCTTAAAAAATGCAAGCGCTAAACGGAGCGATGTCGAAAAAGATGAGGTTAAATTTGTGAGTGGCTGAACTGTTGACAGATGTCTGCTAATCTGCTAAAATGTAAATGAAGGAAAAAAACAAATGGCAACGATAACATATGAAAAGGCACTTGAATTGATTAAAAAAATTGTTTGCGAAGAGCAGTCACAATTCGTGGCAGCGAAACGTCTTGACATCCGTCCCGCCTACCTATCGGATATTTTGAGTGGAAAACGCGGCATCTCGGATAATGTAGCCAGGAAACTAGGCTACCGGCGCGTGATCGTCTATGAATATGAAGAAGAAAAATAAAAAAAAAGGATGAAAAACCATGAACGATAACCAAAACAAAAAAAAGTCAATTCGACAGCGTATTGACGAGCGCAAAAAGGAGGAAAAAAACCAGAAGAAAATCACGTTCAGCGATCTGCTCGTGGATGTGAAACGCAACCCGATGATTCTGATTGGCCTGGGCGGGTCCGCGTTTTTCACTGCGCTGATGGGACTCTTCATCGGTCTCGCTCCGCGCCTTTCCGATGCAGGTGATCTAGTTCTTTTTGGCGGACGAGGCGGCGGATGGTCTGCTGTCATAGGTATTTTCTTTGGCCTGATTTATGCCGTTTCTTTTCCGGTGCTTGGTGAATGGGGTACGTACTACTGGCATCGCAAGGCGTCCCTGCGCGACATCGGAAATCAAACACAGACTATCATTGGTTATGGAATGATGATTACGGCGGGAGCGTTTACCGTGACCACTGCCGTAGCCGCATCGGTTATCCTCGCCTCCTTGCTTCACACATTCACAGCGTTCAGCGCAATTCCGGAATGGGCGCAAAAGTGGACGGTTCTGATTATCCCGATCTCTCTTGCCTTCCATGCAGGCGCAAATATTTGCTATGACCACGTTTCAAAATACGCCGAGGAACGGCGCGAAATGGAACGCGAGTTGCAAAATGTGGAAATCGAATCAGAAAGCCGTATTCGCCAGGCGCGTGTCAACGCGCGGGAAGTGGCCGCGATTGCAATGGCCGATGAGTATAAGCGAATTTCGTCCACCGAGGCGCGCACCGCTGGATTGAACATCGCCAAGCGCGCGTGGAACAAAGATAAGGTTGAACTTGGCGGGGATGATGATGGGGACAAAATCCCCAACGCGGCAGATAAGGACTGGAAACAACAAGGTATACCTCCGATGCGCCAATCCGCTTATGCGTCCGATGACAAGGAGATAAAGGAAATCCTCCCTACGAATGGGCAGGAGCACAAGTAGAACCTGCCCTGATAACAAATGAGTTTGCCACAACGGATGATCTGCTCTCTCTGCTTGATTTGCCACAACAGAAAACTGTTATGGCAGGTGGCAGGAGGATAGAAATCCATTGCCATAACACAAGAGGTCATCATGTTCACAGTGTTTTTGTGGTTGATCCTGTAAAATATCCGACCAAAAGTCGAGGAAGGCAAAGTTATGGAAGTCTCGAAAATCCCCGTCCCAATCATGCGGACTGGAAAACGAGAATTGACACTTACAAAGAAACGCATTCTTGTTTCCGCACGTGATATTATGGCAACTGTCCTGGATGTCATTGGGCAGGCAAGTCGATGTGGAATGAAAACCGCGTCAAAGACCTACAGCCATAATGGAAAAAAAGTGGTAGTTATTGCGTTTGCCATAACAGATTTTGATGTTATGGCAGAAGGCGGATCATTTAAAATTGATGGACGTGCCATAACAGACCCGTCCGCTTGGGATGATTTGCGAGATGTTATGGCAGGCGAAAAGATAGAAAGGTTTTAAAAAATGAAACAAAGCAAAGAAGTTGGATCCCCAAAGTCGTTCAATTTACATTCTTTCGCGTCAGGATGTTTTGGACCTGGCTCAACACAGATCCCCCCGGGGACCGTGGCGGCGTTGATCCGCTGATGGCGGGTGCGGCGTTCGTGGGGATGATTGCGATAGTCAGTATGTTTAAGAGGTGAAAAATGGTTGAAATTGTTGTCCATCATTCAAATGTTTCTAATGATCCCGCTTATGCTTATCAGGTTGAGCAAATTAAGTTGACTTTAAAGGTTGTGTCGTTGGGTAACAACTTGGAAACATTGACGAATTATTTTTTGACTGTTGAGCAAGCGAAAGAGTTATCGGAAGAACTTATGCGGCATGTTTTAGCATGTCGGAAGTTATAAGGGGTAGGGAGCGGATTCGGGAGCAGGAGTCCCCTCGGGATGGCATGGCACTGCTTTTGACTGAGGAGATAGCGTTTGCGGATGCGTGGGCTGGCGAAGCCGTTTAGCCGCACGCAGTCCGCAAGTGTACCACTTCTTTTCCCTGTCCGGTTTGGCGGGGCCTTTGGGGGGGGACGGGGAGCGGCGGCGGGGTGGACGCCGAAGGTGCTGGCGGATGCCAGGTCCCGATTTTTTGGCCGTAAATAGGACAATCCCCGTCTGAGTAGGCGGGGATTGTTGGTGGGGAGCGGTCGAACATTGAGATTAGTGGCGGGAGTTGGCCGCGTGGGAGGTCCGCGGCCTGGGGATTGATTATTTCATCCAGGGAAACCAGGGGCTTTCCAAAGCCGCCTTGATTTCGTCGTTGCCGAAGCCCGCCTCGCTGGCGGCGAATTCAAACTCATTGCGGAGTTCGTCATTGTTGGCGGCGCGGCCAT